CACCCTTGATGTCACGAGATGGTGTGTACTTGAGAACGTAAGGCGTTCCATCATCTGAACCCTTGATGGTCTTTGGAATACCACCAAATACTTTCTCATCTGCTTCAAAGCAAACTGAGATAAGTTCCTGGAACATACGAGCAAACTGTGCTTGTGCTGATTTGATCTGTGTATCAAAGCCAGCCTGTAGTGCTTGCACACCGCGACCAGTTACAACTGATGCGTCAATGTTACCTGAACGAGATTCTGGGTAACGAGAACCAAGGCGTAATTCACGCTCAAGGACCCCAGATTCTTGGAAAACTCCAGGTGGTAGTTCTAGTGGAACACGACGAATACCTTGTGGGTTAGCAGAACGCATAATTGAATCTGGACCAAGAGCAAGTTCTTGCACATCCTGTGGGATAGCAATAGGTGCTTGGATAGACTTTTCTGCTGCTTGGATCTGCAATACTGCAAAGCGAGCACGAGCTAACTGTACAGATAAAACATCATCAAACTGTCCACGTGCTTCTCCGTCAAGAGATGAACGCATTACGACAGATGCCATAGGCTTGTTCAAGATGTTAGGTGTACGTGATAGAACTAAGTTCTTACGTTCTGGTAAGTACAGTAGATCCTGGTCCTTATCGTGGTACTTGACCATTGAGATATAAGGAGAAGACAGAGCATACTGGTTTTTACCTAGGATTATGTCGTAATACTCTGGGTATTGTGAAGCCAATGTCTCTGCATCGGTAACGATAACCTGAGTAACAGACATAACGCGACCATAACGATCTAACTCTGGATAGGTACCGAATGGGTTGAGCATACGGATACGAGGATTGTTGTCCTCAAAGTCCATCTCAACCATACCAATACCAAGACCATAGGTGTTATACCAGTCTGCTGCTGTGTACATCTGCAGTTGTAGGTCAGAGTTTGTTACATAAAAGTTTGCAATACGAGTTCTAGTATCTGCTGCCTTGCGTGCTGCATCTGAAACCATATTAGTTGCTGAGCAGTTAAAGGATGGCAGTGGTGCCATTGCTTCTGCTAGATCTCGTGCTGCTACGTCAATGAAGTTTGCAACCAGAGGCTTTGGATATTCCTCTGAAAACATTGCAGGATATACCTTAGAGATATCTCCTTGACGCACCGAGAGCACATCACGCATACGTTGATCTCGCGCTGATGAGCGAGTACGTAAGCGTGCTAGCTTAGCGTCAACTTCTTTGACTGATAACAATGTAGGGTCCTTAAATTATTTAGTAAATTGTTTTCTTAGGCTTTACTGGTATAGCAAAAACTCCACCAATACGCTTGGTTTCTAGAGGTGCTCTCTTTGCAACCTTTGGATTAGCCGCTTCTTTCTTTGCTGCAGTTGTCACTCTTTTTGGAGCAGATGCTGCAAGTGCAGAGTTAGCCAATAGTCTCCTTGGACTAGGTGCTGCGTTCATATCTTTAGGCAGCAATCTCCTTTGAGTAGGTGGCTGATTACTTTTTTTAACCGCTGGAACTCTGACGCTCTTTTTAGTTGATGGTGCGCGAGGACCTGTAAGTCTCTTAGGCGCAGGCTTCTTCATATTTGCCATTACTTCTTACCTGCCTTCTTAGCCATCTTAACTACAGGTCCTGCTTTTGGCTTACGACTTAGGGTTGCAGCTGACTTCTTAGTAATCTTTACTGCTGCTTTCTTTGCTGCTGGCTTTGATGCCGCAGTTTTTTTAGCTTTTAACTTTTGGTTCTCAGCAGAGCGTCGCATCATATCTTCCATATCCATCTTGGAAGTTTTCTTTTCAACCGCTGCGCCGTACTTTTTTAAGTCTTTTGCAAGAGCATCAATCTGTGGCTTTACGGCTTTTTCACTAAGGCCTATTTTACGTGCTGCAGCATAAAGACGAGAAGTGTTTTCAAATCTATCTTTGCGTGTTTCTGATGTATCTCTGATACCAGTTATGTAGTTTTCAAATTTCTCAGCTTTTGATCTGCCAGTAAATTCAACTCCACCAACACCACCAATTTTAGGATAAGCTCCCTTTGGCTTTTTTGTAGCTGCCATTACTTCTTACCACCTTTAGCAAATCGACGAAGTGTTTGTGCGTTCTTTGGAGTACGCTTAGGTGCTTGACTTAGCTTCTTAGTAACTTTAATTGATGGGCTTTTTGATGTAGTCTTTGGCTGAGCCTTGCTCATCTTTCCTACTGCCCTCTTTGTTGCTTGAGTTCCTGAAGTCTTTGCTGCTACCTTGTCTACAAATCTTTCGTCAATGTTTTCGCCTTTGCCACCTGCTGAATATGGGTTACGACCTGAGCGAACAAATGCTTCTTTTTGAAAACGTGACTCAAAGGCACGTACGTAGTTTTGAGCATCCTTCTTCATACGCTTACGTTCTGGTGTATCAGCTGGCTGAAGTGCTACTTCACGAGCCATATCGTATAAGTACTTGTCTTTCTTAGCTCCCTTAGTGATACGAGGGTCATTGCTACGACTCTTATATTCTCCCATTGTTATCTCCTTATTAGATGAATGTACGATCTTTCTCTGCGAGCAATTCATCTATATTGACAACTGTTCGCTTGCCTCTCTCGTAACGAGAAAGGAATGGATTTTTTAAGTGGTGGGTCTTGTGCATACCTTGGTTGAGCATCTCGCGTGCGCGGATCTCACAGAACCAAAGTGCCATCACCATATCGGTCTTGCCTTTAGTTGTAGGTGACCACGTAATCAATTGCTCGATAAGAGCTTTGACGTTTTCAGTTTGGTCGCTAGGTAAATGAATAAGGTTGTCGCGGTGGTGTTTGCCGTCGAACTGCTTTGTGCCGAACAAGGTGGACATAGAAGCAACACCGAAACCGGAGTCCCACTTGTTGGTTCCAGTATGGTGTTCTCGCAGTAACACACCCCGTGAGGCAAGGTTCTGGCGGATGCCCTCATCTTGCGTAAGGAATGATTGAAAAGCATTTTTCTCTACTATCCACTCACTGGGTGAGTACAGGGAAGTCCAGTCAAAGATTAGCTGGCGTATCGCAGCAGGCGTTGGCCTAGTAATCTTAATAGCATCAACGATATAGCGTTTATGTGTAACCCTATCAACAGCGTAACAAACGACGGCTGTATCACCAACCATAGCGGGATCAAGACCACAAATAAAAGAAAAGCCGTTAACATCACGCGGATGGCCTGGGTTACCAGGAACAAGGCGACCTGCTTTACGCATACCATCTATAGAACCTCGCACACATACCGGATCAAAGATGGCATCATCTGAGATATCTTGTTGTTGATAGACCAAAGCCCAGGTACTTGCATCCATAGCTTGGCGTTCATTGTAAAGGTTGCGACCATTCCATCTAGGGTAGAGGCCGTCTTCGTTCTTGTCAGATTCCATCTGACCATCAAAAGGTGCATCACTAGCAGGCCACAAAGTTTCCCACTTGTCAGGGTCTTCGTGCGTAGTTAAAAGTGCTGGCATAGCCAAGTACTTCCACGGGACCAGTCCACCAGGGTAACGGTCTTCGTTACGTAGTTCGCGGTATAGGTCCATCGCTGAAACTCTAGTACCAATAACTACAAGTTTACCCGTAGGGTTCAAACGAGAGCGTACGTCCTGGGTTAACCAGCGGATCTGCTTTTCAAACTCGTTAGCGTTCTTTAAGGTAACAGCGTCGTCTACAATAATCATATCTGCACGCTTACCGTAGATCTGACCACCAATACCAATAGCCTCGATGTTCGGGTCTTTTTCGCTAGACTCACGAAGCTCGGAACCAAAGGTGACGCGGGTTGCTTGCCAAGAGGCTGACTTAGAGTTAAACCCTACGCCAGCAGCGTAAGCCTGTTGGAGTGATTCATACATCGGATGAGTCAGGCGTTGCTTGATGGCGTAGAGAAAGTCGGCAGCTAACTGCTGGGTCTGGGAAACAATCAAAACTCTAAAGTTGGGGTTACGTACTACCTGCCACGTTACATAGTCCACCGTGATCGTAATGGACTTGGCGTGGTTAGGCGGGATGTTCAAAAGAATTCTATTAGATGCAAGCCCTGGCTCATACTTCATAGAAGGGTGTAGCCAACCAGGTTCGCGGCCTTCGATCATATCTACCAGGTTTTGCTGGTGTGGGAAGGTCTTAGAGTGCAGGAACTTTTCGCGGAACTCGGCAAAGGTGAGGTCGTGAACATCACCGGAGGCAAAGGACTTGTCCTTCAGGCCCAGCCGTGTTCGGTCAACCTTGTCTGTAAAGACCTTATCGGTGCGTCGGTAGTACTCGTAGGTCTTAATGGATTTACCAGCC